ACTTACTACCGTTCCGACCTCGCCGGTTGCTTGAACACCTGTCAGGGCTATTGCTTTTTCAATACCTACTGACCCTACGGCTCCCGTTGCCGCTACGCCTGTGATAGCTGTCTCAGTGCTTGCTACAACCGTCCCAACCAACCCAGATGCCGTTACACCTGAGAGAGCTACCTCAACACTTACCTTTACTAACCCAACTGCGCCCGTTGCTTCAACGCCCGTGATGGCAAGTTCACCGCCGCCCCAGACACTACTACCCCATGTACCATCGCCCCATCCAAGAGACATGACATCAAGTTGTAGACAAACGCAATAACGCAGTTGTCGTTGAACTTGTCGGCATTGTTAACGTAAACACCCCAGACGTAATGGTCTGGCTGCTGAATGTGTGAACGCTAACCGCTGTGTTGCCCTGTGTGGAGTTGTAAATCAACACCGCATCAAAAGCAGCAAAGGTTACAGGTGTTGCAGTGGCCCCGTAGACAATACTTGCCGAAGGAGTCCAATAAGCCACCCCTGCGGTAGCTGAAGCGTTTGTAGCTACAGGCACATTGGCGTTGGTAATTGCCACACCACCAGCCGAATAGTTTGCTGACGATACTTCATTGCTTGCGCTGTAAACAGTGGTTGATGCGTTAACAGTAGCGCCCACCAAATACAAAGCCGCCTTAAACGTATCTTTTGTGGGTGCGGTTAAGCTACCCCTGCTGGTCAACGTAATAGTGCCAAATTGGTGACCGCCATTCAATAACTGCCCCATGAAAGAGGTGCACATACTTTGAGTATTCGCCATGATTTATCCTAGTGATGCTGCTTCAAGACCCGCTAACATGGATTTTTTCAAAGCCACATGAGCAGAACGATGTACTAATTCGCCGTCCAACCAATACTCCACCCATGTGGTTGTTTCGTTGTCATTATCCAATGAACCTTCACGCTTTTCAAGCAATGATTCGTCCATGTCACCTTTGGTTGTTGTAACAATCAATTTGAACTCCTGATAAGAGCCGCCGTAGCGGTGTTTGCTGGCATGGTAATTGTAAATGTAACGGTGGATGTTTTGTCAGAACCGAAGTCCAACACAGCTATCGACTTGTTACCTTGGGTAGAGTTGTAAATCAACGCACATCTTGCGGTGATTGCGCCTGTCCATGAGATGTTTGGGAAGCCCACAAAAGCTGTGTAACCAGAAGACGATACGGTGATGGGTGTTAACTGTGCCCCACCAGCAAAGTAAGTGCCTGTGTTGGGTACTTCATTGGTTGAATTGTATACAGTTGTATCTTCATTTAAATCCGCGCTGGCTGTGTACAAAGCAATCTTGATAACGTCAGCTGTCAGGTCATGGATACCTTGATACAACTGCGCTTTGAAGCTCGTGGTCTGGGTCTGGATAATACTCATAAAACAGCCCCAAATGTATTTGACTTACGCACGTTTTCTGCCCCGGGAATTACTTGCAAATTGTACGGCGTATGTAATCCTGATACAAGCTTTCCCTGTAAAGGGATAATGTGGTCTACGTGCCATGTAAAGCCAAATATTTTGGTACGCGCTGCGGCCAACTCGTAAGTTTGTTCAATCATCCAGTGATCGTCTGGTGTCAGCCAAACAGGGGTACGTTTTAATTGCGCTGCTTTACGCTTTGCGTTAATTTTTGCATAAATATGTAAGTTATTACGTTGGTATTCTTGTTTTTGAATATTTAACGCCGTTGCGTTCTCAGCATGAAACTTACGTGACCTTGCAGTAAGCGCCTCGGTGTGGTTTGCATACTGTGTGTCGTTGTGTTGTTTTACTTTGGAGGGATTTTTTTTACGCCATTCAACAAGATGTACGGCTCTGCAAGCAAGGCACTCACCAGTAAAAGCACGACGTTCAGTAATATGTCCATGCACGCAAGCAACACCTGTAGAGTATCTTTTGTACCCTCCAGCTAATGCTTCTTTGCGTGTATTCGGTATCATTACGCCACACCCCTGTTTGAAGGTAAAGGTGGCGCACGATATTGACCACTTCTGTAGCTGTCAGACCTTTCAAGTCCATCACCCAAACGTTTTGCAAGCGCCAAAGCTTCCATGAACTTGCCGTTGTACAACTGCATTAGGTCTGGCTCACCCTTCATGTACAGATAGGCTTCAACCAAAGACGCGTACAAAAGCACTGGATCAAAGTTATCACCTAGCCAAGACGTACCGCCTGAGTTAGTTACAGACGCAACAGGAATAGAGAACGAAGAACCCGTGCCCCCAATTGTGGAAGCTGCTGCGCTTAATGTGTTTCCAACAACGTAACCTGTACCACCCTGCGTTAAAGTAACCGCAGTCACTGCACCGCCAGAAACCACAATGTTTGCAACTGCGCCTGAACCTGCGCCCCCAGTTAGAGGCACGTTTAAGTAGGTGCCGTTAGTGTAAGCACTGCCCCCTGTAATTGCACCAAGACTGGCTACAGGAGATTGAACAATAGACGGTGGGTAGAAGAAATAGTGCAACTCAGCCCCGTATGCGGCGTCTGGTGTGGGGCCAAGGATGAAAGTCAACTCAGATGCGTTGTCTGAACGTGGGCCAAACAAAGCATAGTACCTAGGAATCCCAGTGTCTGTAGGCTGTGGGTATGCTTGCCGAATAAAGTTAACGTCTTTGTTTAACAAGTACTCGTACTCACCGCTGGCGTTAATAATAGCCAATGAATACACCGCTAAAAAATCCAACGGGCATTGCAAATACTTGTTGTTCGTTGTGGTTGCGCCTGTCACATTCTGGCGAAGCGACGGAAACTGTACCGAGTTGAATATGCGCTGCTCAGCCTGCTGAACGAACACGGGGATATTAGCCACGAAATCTGTTTCCGTGTTCTCCGTGTACGCCTGAATAGCAGCGCTGAGTGCGGCGTAATTCATGCCATCGGCCCCCGAGCCATAGTTCCCTTGGTCGCCGCGCCGTTACCACGGGTGACGATACCGGATGTCTTAGTGGTCTCGTTACCAGCAGCTTTGCTGATGTTACCAATAGACATATTAACGGTGTCGGCTTTACTGCGGTTTGGGGGAATGCCGGGGTTCTCGGATATGCCTACAGGCTTACCACTCATGGTGTGGGGCTTGGCGTATGCAGAAGCAGGTAGATTGTTAATCTTGGCCATGTTATTTCCCCTGATTCTTAACTTTGGCCATACCGCGACCATACTGCATCATCATCTCATTGGTCTTACCGCCCTTGGCAAGCTTTGTGGGCGTTTTGCCGGGGTGCATGTTCTTCTCGTGCTTACCAACAGCAGATTTAATCATCTTCTTGTCTTGGGCTAAATCTTTCTTGTCCATACTAGACTCCTATGTAACGGTTACTGTAACTGTACCAACAAACGTCGTTGCCACCAAGTAGTTTGGCGTTAGTGCAACATCAAAATTACTTGACCCACCAACTGGGCTCCAGCCCCACTGAACATCCCGCGAACCACCAGTCAAACTGCCACTAGCGTTTACGCCTGCCGTGACGTAGGTTGTATCCTTGCGCGGGTTACGCACAGCCTGCGGATCATCCACTGGATACATACCTAGCAACAACTGCGGTTGATCGGGATCAAAACACACATCACACACAAGCAGATTATAAATCTTTGTCTTCTGTATCTCTTTACGAAGCGCCGTCAATTTGAACTGTTGGCCGCATCTATCGCACATGGCGATACTGTTTTTACCAGAAGCAAACCGATTGCCCATTTACGTACCACTGCCAATAAACATTTGCCTCGGAACAAAACGAACCGAAGCCTTCTCACGATCTTCATCAGCGGCCAACTGCCAAGCTTCATCGTACTGTTGTTTCAAGACGGGCAGGCGTTCAGCGCCACCTTCAATCTTAAGCGCCAAGTAATAGGCAAGACCCGCCACCATACAGGGCAGGAAGCGGAAAGGCACATCCATCGTGCGTACACCACCGCCAGCATCATCAATACGGCGCATGCGCCAGTAAACAAACTGATACGTTGTGCTGTTGTCTGGTGTTGGCCAAACGGTTATAGAGGGTAAATTCTGCGTGTACACAGACACGCCAGTTAAATGTGCTGCGGCAGTTGTGCCGTTCTGCCCACGGAAGCAGTTGTTGAGCACGTTGCCGGAAATGTAGCCGTACTGCACTGTCTCGTTTTCAATCAACAAGAACCCTGTAGCCGGAAGTCCAGCTACTGAAGTTAGCGTAATCGTAGTAGCCGTGGCCGTGATCCCGCCATTTAACGTGGTGCCAATCGAAGAAGTCTGGCCATCCAAACGCTGATACCACACCTGAATAGGACGGGCTTGTTGCAGTTTGTTGGGGATCGTGGCATAGGTAGAAACACTAATACGTGTGATGGTCAGGTCAGCCTGCGTAGACACGTTCCCCGCGCCCGTGCGAATCACATGCTCAAGTAGATCCACTGTATCTACGGGTAGTGCGTAGTTGTTCAGACCCGGAGTCAGGTTAATTGTCCCCTGCTCAAACGTCCACATGTTGACACCACGGTTTGCCCAATCAGCAAACATCAAATTCAATGAACGACGGGCTGTACGTAAGTCGTAACCCGTACGCAACTCCGAACCGGCGCGTTCAAACGCTTCCTCAACCAACTCATTGAGGTCAAGGTTAAACGCTGTGGTTCCAGAAGTAGTCATCTAAATCCTGCCGTTTTCTTTGCAATCGTTTTAGGTTGCGCTACGAATTGTTTTCCGGCTTTTTTGCCAGCACGTTTCGCACGCGTTGTCGCAGCGTACTCAGCAGGACTGAGACTTTTAATCGCAGCGCTTGGAAGGTATCTTTCACCAGTGTCAGAAGATTTTTTACCACTTTTGGTTCTCCATTTTTGGTCGCCCCAGTCCTTGAGAGACTGTTGCGGTTTAGCCAATCCACCACCGGCCATTTTCTTACTAGCGCAATGAGCCTTCTCTGAGAAACCTTTTGGGGCGTCACAGTTTATGGCTTTCTTGCGCTTGTCAGACCACTTAGTCACGGTACCCGCCCCCAGCAGCTTTATATCGTTTTGCTAGTACCTGACTTTTACGGGCGCTCCACTGACCTGCGCCAGTACCAACAATTGCGGCAGCTTTTACGCTGTTAAAAATCCGTTTACGTAAACCGGGCTTGGTGTAATTGCCAGCTTCGTTTACTTTAGATTTTACTTTCCCACCCTCTTTATATTGGGTGAAGTCGGTGTCGTCCCGCCGGGCTTTCTTAGCGCCCTTGGGCATTTTAGAGGGGGCGATGTCCCCCATACCGCGACTGGCCATCATTTTGTACCGCCTTTAACTTTCTTGGCTAAAAACATCTTGTCAACCATCTTTATCCGCTGGGGTTTGGTTGTAACTTTGTTAATAATAGCCAGCCGTTTGGGTTCACTTGCACCGTAAAACCCAGCCTTCTTTAAAGACTTGACTACGCTACCTGTGGGTTTTACGGTTGCCATGATGACTTCTTAGCAGGTCTTGCCGCCCATTTTCATGGTAATCATCTTGCCTTTGGTTTTGCCTTTTTCAGCAATACCGTCACGGCTAGGGGCGGCTGTTTTAACTTTACCCATTGCCATACCGCCGTGTTTCATGCCTTTACCATCACCAATGAAAGCGGGTTTACCGTCTTTCATAGGCATGCCACCACCGGCCATTTTGGTTGCGCCTTTTTTCTTAGCCATGATTGCCATCATGCCTGCGTTCATTTTTGAAGCCATAGTATCACCACCTTCTTTAAAAAAAGTCATTTTTCCGTGATCGGTTTTAGACTTATTCACCTTCTGAACATCTGGACGAGTACGCCCGCCAGAACCAAACTTCTTACCCTTATCCGCTTCGTCAAAATCTTTTCCGACGCTTTGCGGTATTCCAACCTTCTTGGCAAACGCAGGGTTGTGCGCTATAGCCGCCATGAAGTTGTGTTGTTTTTTAGAACTACTCGGCATTTTTTTTCCTGCGAATCAACTCAGAAAAAGGCTTGCCCGCAATCATTTCAGTGATTCGCATCACTGTCCAGACTGCACCAATAAGACCAAATACAGGGGTAAACATTTCCAAAAACGATCCTACGGTTGCAAACACCGAAACAACATCCAGCGTGTTTTTGACTGTGTCGGATTGTGTAGTCATATATACCGCCCCTTCGTCTTACCCTTTGTAGCGCAGCCATCAGCCGCAGTTACATAGCCCCCGTCCTTACAGTTCCACGCTCTCAAAGACTTATTGATGCGTGAGTTCGGATCGTTCGCTGTCTTTGCGCTGGTCAGTTTCTTTTTCATACCACTCATCCTTGCACAGAAGGAGTCGCGCCGTGAGCCGCCTTCCGGCTGGGGACGTTTCAAGTTCATGCCTTGCGCTTTGGCGGAGGCTCGACCCTTGGCGTTCAAGCCACCCTCGGGGTTTTTGCCTTCTTTCCTCTGCCATGCTGGAGACTTAGCCATAGAACACCGTAATTTTGGCGTTGGCGGGCAAAGTTATATGCACATTTGTACTAAACAAAACGCCTTCGCCGGGTATCGTAAACGACAACGGATTTGTTGGCGTAGTAGCAATATTAAATTCTATAAGAATGGGGCCAGAATCACTACCGTCACGGAAAGTAATGTCGCCAGCAGTGCCGCCAGTCAAGAATTGATATCCTCGTATGCGAGTGCGATAGGCCACCGCGGTGCCTGTAGCCTCTAGGTGCGCTGACTTTACGTCTGTTTGCATCATGATGATTGCTCCGTTTCCGGTTCTGGGGCATCTAGCCTGTTAATGAGCATCTTGTACGCTTGGATTGTGGCTTGAGCCTGAGTCAAAAAGGTTTGGGCTTTCTGTGCTTCAGTCTCAAGTTCACGAATCTCAGTCTCCAAGAATTCCTTGGTGATCTGCATATTAACTGTTTGTTGTAGTCAACATGATGTAGTACGCAGTACCAGCGCTGTCCACAATCTTCAATGAGTTTGTAGCCGCGCCTTGGGTATTGGCTGTAACCATAGCTGATGGAACATTAAACAAGTTAGGAACAGTACCTGTACCGCTATTTGTAAAGCGGATGAATGAGGTGTTAGTCCAAGTGCCGCCAGAAGCAAAGTCAGAGTCAGCCTGAATAGCTGCCAGTGTGCCGCCGGGGTTTGTAGAAGTGCCACCCAAAGTAGCGCGAAGTGCGTTACCAGCGCCAGAGATAGTGCCAGAACCGTTAACGCTTAGGCTAACGTGAGCACCATTGATCGTGCCGCCTGTAGCGCCGCCAGCACCCGTTACGCGGGTCAAAGCGCGGATAGTCTCGCCAGAACCAGTGGAAGTAAATTCCAAGCGGTTATACGACAAACGTGTATCGCCGGTAGCGGCTGAAGTCGTAGCGTAAGACTCAGAGATGTTGTCCGCAGTTGTTACTGCAATAGGGCTAGCGGCTGTACCACCGATAAAACCATTGAGGGAAGATACTGGGCCGGAGAATGTGGTCAATGCCATGATTGTTTCCTTACATGCAAGTTAGGCGTATCAATCTGCATGTCGTCAGCCGGGACTGTTTGATACACCGGAAAGCCCGGATTGAAAGCAATATACACCAAAAGAAAAAGGGGCACAAGGCCCCTTTTCAAATATTTCCAAAGAAATATTAAGTTGAACCGGGGGAGCCAAAGACACCCAGTGGATCAGAGAAGCCGAAGCTGTAACGCTCACGGGCTTTGTAACGAACGTTACCTGTATCAAAGTCACCGTCCATTGACGTAGTCAAGGCCATACGCTCAAAGTGCTTCAGGCCGTTAGGAA